TACTCGCAGACTCTGGCCTCAATTTCCTTTTCCAGCATTGCGGTTCTCCAATTCGATCAGCAACTCGATGTAGTGCTTGGCCTTCTCAAGATCGGCGATGCCGTTTTTCTTGCGCCAGCGGGATACGTACTTGATCACGTTGCCCTCAAAGTAGCCAATCGCGTTGGCGTAGATGAACTCAACAGGCTGGATCGGCAAGTCCTTGTAGTGGTTACCGGCAACTTGTTTAGCCAGTGCGTCAAACGCTTCTTCTTCCTCAAGTGTCACTTTAAGCTCAGACATAGTTTCTCCACTTCTCTTACGTAGTAATCAAAATCCACTGGCAGCTTGCCAGCATCCCGAATGTCGTTGCAGGGCTGAACACCCCACCCAGACTCCACACCAATCTTGCGCCACTCACCGGGCTTCTTGGCAAGCGGTGGCATCCACTTAAACAGGTGTCCACCACCCTTGGCGATGTAGTAGCGCGTGATGTTTTGAAGCCGCACGGTCACCCCGTCACGCTCGATAGCCAAGTGACTCGACCGGGGCACCTTGGTGCGAAGCATGAAGTCCATGATGTCGGGCCAGTTCTCAATAGTCTCGCGGATAGGCGCACCTTCGACCAGCACCTTCTCAGCCACCTTGGCAATCACCAAGCCACCGTGGTTCTGGCTCCAGTCCATGTCGTACTCAAAACATCCTTTTCTTTTTATGCGACCCATACATCCCTCTTTCCGTGATTAACGTGGTATTCGTGTTTACGTTCAGCTTCAACCCGAGCCTTAATTGCGTCTTCTTTTTGCTTGAAATATCCAATGTGGGTTCGTTTATTTCCTGTACCAATGTATGCGTGCCAAGAATTTTTTAAACGACTGTAAGAGACGCCGCAAACGCCGGAGGTATTTGACTGACGAAGCCCCATGTTTCGTAAATTCTCTTGCCGGGAAACTAGTCTTAAATTTTCCCAACGGTTGTCAGTTCTATCCCCATTCACATGATCTACATCACACTTGGGAAATTCACCAGTCATGTATAAAAATATCAACCTGTGAACCTTGTACACAGTTTTGTCAATGTTCATTTGTAGATAACCCCAACCGTCACCATTTGGGTTCGGCAAACTCTTACACTCGTATTCATTACCAGTCCAAGATTTTTTTCGAATGCGTGTGAACTCTCCAGTGTCGGGGTTGTAATTGCAAATATGTTTTAGTTGCTTTTGGGTAATCATTCGTCGTACTCCGCAAGGTAGTTATTCACATTCAAAATCCACATTCTTTTGTAGACCGCCTCCTCAAGAGTGAGCTTGGTGCGCGACTCCCATGCTGCCCGAGCCGTGTCCACCAGCCACTTGTTGGCCCGTGGCACTCGCACCGTCAGGCCATCGGTGTTCACTTGGATCAGCTTGAGGCCGTCGATGTGCATCAACCCCTCGGCCAACACGCACAGCAGTAGCTGACCGTTGAGCGTGATGGTCATGGTGTACAGCGGGTCGTAGAACACAGAGAACTGGTTGTTGCTGTCACCGTAGACACCGTTGAGTGCGAGTTTGAGCATAGCGCTCTCAGCGGACTTCTTGGGGTACGACTTGCGCTGCTCGTACAGGTTCTTGTAGATGTGGCAAAACGACTGGCCCAAGTGAGCAGGGTAAAAGCCGTTGGCGATTGCTAGGTTCGGGTAGTACGAGGCGACGTCAAGGTCAACGATGACAAACTCGTCATCAGACTCGATCACCTCAGACTCCACCGAGCCGTGGATACCGCCAAGACCAAAGACAAAATCAAACCCGTTGACTCGGGCAATGACATCCTCAAACACGCCCTTGGTTTCAGTGATCGTTTGGTCTTTGAGCCAGTTGAGCACTCGGGTCAACTCGGCATTCTCAAACGCGATCCACGGCAAGATGGCATCCTTCAACTGGATCACCGGGCGCTTGGTCTGCCGTGGTGTGCGACCCTTGGGGCCAAAGTCATACAGGGCAACACCGGCTTCTTCGAGCTTGAGCGCGAAGAACTCCTTGCCAATCTTGGTGTCGTTGAAGTTGAGCCAGTCCTTGCCGGGGTACATGGCGCACATCTTCTCGCGGAACGCGATCATGTCGGTGGTGTGATGGTAGAACACCTTGGTCTGCGCCACATCGTGCGCGTTGTACTGCTTAAGCACTTCGATCTGCTCGGCGTTGAGCGTGGTGCCCACGGGGAACGGCAAGTCCTCGATGCTGTCGGAGCGCATGTTGAACTCCAGCACCTTCAGACTGGTGGCCCGGGCCTTGTTGTCAAAGTGGTGAATCTTGAACAAGTCGATCTGCTCGACCAGTCTGTCTGTTGGTTTGACTTGGTGCATCCAGCGGCTCTCGTCACCATCTTGTGCGGTGATGATTGCCATTGCTTTGTTGTACAGGGTCTGGGCATCGCTGTGGCCCATTTGCATCAGCGTATGCACGACGGGGTAGTCGAACCCCAAGTTGTTGTACCCGACCATTCGGGCTTTCGTATCCGAGAGATAGCGTAAAAACTCAATGATCTCTTTGGAGTCGTTACGCTGGCTGCTGATTTCAAAAGACCAGCGTAGCGGCGCTTCTGCATGCTCCACCGCCAGCGTGAAGACGTTGGGGTAGGTTTCGATGTCGTACACATAGTCGTTACTCATTTTTTACTCCGCAGCCAAGATGGCAAACGCTGCGGCGACTTGGAGGGGAACTTGACCGTTTCCAATTGCTTTGAGGCGGTGTGATTGATGGGCCAACCCATTAGCCACTCGACCCACTGGGGGTTCAGTTTCCCACCAGCTTTGGCTGACAGAGTGGGGGTGTTTCTGGTGTGTTCCGCAGGATACCCACCCTCTCGGGAATTGTGCGCCGTAGGAGTTGGCCAAAGCAAACCATCTATCGCGGTGATGCGGCGCCCCGACATCGGATGCTCGTATACACAACCATCGACAGTCATACCCCATGAGGGCCAAGTCTTTGACAACTTGCTCAAGACCGTTTGATTTAATTGCGGCGACATTTTCCAAGAACACATATCTTGGTCTAACAACGCTAGCAATTCGCAAGACTTCACGGTAAAGCCCCGAGCGTGTTCCTTCCCCAACACCTGCTTGCTTTCCAGCAGTGCTAATGTCTTGACAAGGGAATCCCGCATGGATGCAATCCACTTGTCCGGTGTATTCGGATGGGTCGAAGTCTCGAACATCACCTTCCCAGACAACCAACTCGGGAAACCATCCTTCAGCGGCTCGTTCTCTGAGGATTTGGCAAGGATATGGTTCCCATTCGACTGCAACCAATGGGGTATGTCCAAGGATGAGGTCGGCAAGGAGTCCACCACCGGCCCCTGCAAAGAGGTGCATTGTTCGCATAACATTACAGATTACTCAGTTAGGTGGGGCTTACTAACGGATCAAGAGATCCCGTCAATCACCGCTTTCAGCCCCGATTTAGTTACTGACCGCCCAAGAAGGAGGGCAGGCCGGGTTGTGCGAACGGTGCAGCAGGCATACCAAAACCACCACCGGGGGCAGCTTGAGCTTGTGCTGGGTTGGACACAGCGCCAAACAAACCAGACGCATCGGTAGCGCCTTCGCCAAACGGTGTGTCATCACCAGCGAACTGGACAGCGATCAGGTCGCAGCGGATGCCACGGCCATGCTTGTTGTCTTGTAGCCAAGGCTTGACAGCAGCGTTGACTCGGCAACCGCCGTACATCTTGCGAGCCAACTGCTGGTAGGCCATCGAGTTAGCTGGGTCGATGGGTGAGCCATCGGCTTGGATCATCTGAGGTGCGCTGTCGCGGCCAGCAGTGATGAACACAGCGCCAGCATCAGCATAACCATCGTAGGGCTTAAAGGTCTTTTTGTTGACCTTCTCACTGCCCACGCCGTAGCAGCGGGTCTTACGGTCGTTTTGGATCATGCCCATGACAGTCTGGGCGTGCTCTTTCCACTTCTCCAGTGCCATCGCACCGTAGCGCTGCATAAACTGCTGAAAACCTGCATGGTCTTGCGGCATGATGAACTCAGCGTTGTAGCTGATGCGAGTGGCACCCGTGGCCTCGTTCACCTGCTTCTGGGGTTCTGCGAGGTGGGGGAAAGACAAACGGACATTGGACAGAAAAATGATGTCGGACATAACGATTACTCCATTGATTTACGAAAGCCACGAGGGCAGGGATTCGGCAGCGGGTGCTGCCTGAACTGCGCTAAACAGCGGCGCAGCGTTGGTGATGACAGCGGGGCGGCTGTCAGATTCAGGGGCGACGGTGAGCTTGCCAGCCATCTTGACCACGTACTCTTGCTCCATGCGCTTGAGTTGGCGATCAGTCAGGGTGACCTTGGAGCCGTCCTTCTTCTCCCATGTCAGCTTCTCAGCCTTGGCGGGAGACACGAGTTTGGTTTCATAGATCGCGGTCTTGGGGATGCCCATCTTCACGAGCTTGTCGGCCATCTCGGCTTCGGGTAGCGCCCATGCACGTGAGCCACGACCATTGACCAGCTTGATGCCGGGGATGGTCTGACCAGCTTGCAGGCGGCGCAGTGCTTCGGCTTCGACACCTTCGAGCAACTGGCGCATCAGGGGAGCGGCTTCCATGATCTGAGCGATCTGGGCATCGTCCATCGTGGACGGGTCTTTATCGGCACTTTGCTGTGCGACATCGAGTGTTTGCGTTACAACTGGCTGGAACATGATTCCCACCTCTTTCATTACGTTACTTGCCAGCGCAGAGCATGAACCCTTTGCACGGCAGAATTTACATTGACTTTCACCCGGTACAAGCGGTGCATCTGGTTTGTCAGTTGCAGCAGCTTGCGAGATGATTGTACCCATGTTTGCCAGCAGGTCACGCACCGACACATCATGCGATGTGATGGGTGCCATGCCACGCAGGGCGAGCTTGGGCTGAATGATCGTCATGCGAACTGTCTTGAACGGGTAGTCACCGTTAACGGGCAGCTTGTAGCCAGCCAATACACCATAGGCATACTGTTCAAGCTGCAAGTTGCCTTCGGCGCTAACAATTCCCATACCGTCTTTGTAGTCGATCAACTCAAGGGTTTCGTACCCTTGAATCTGCACGTCCACAGTGCCTGACAAGTCGTCACGACCGAGCAGGTGCGCGGGGTCAACACGAGTCTCGCTGATCACTTTGGGGATCAGGAACGGTGTGGACTCCTCGGCCACGCGCTTGGCAATGTAGTCAAGGGCAGTCTGCACACGGGCCGCACGGTCAGCGTCAACGATGAACGAGCCATCGTGATCAGTCAGTGATGCACCGATATAAGCAGCAGCCGGTTCAGATGAACCAATGCAACGCTCAAGCAGCGTGTGGCTGTGTGTCCCGTCCTTGGCAGCAGGGCCGCTGTCTTGCTCGGGGTACTTGGCCTCCTCTCGAATGCTACCGGGGCACAAGGCCCAACGGTTGCGCTTCGAGGGGGACAGTTGGGCGTGGGTGCTCATAGTCCCCTCGCTTTCAGCATGGCATCGGCCACGTTGTAAGACTGATCAGCAAGCGCGCAATCTTCGGATGTGTATTCTGGATTACTCAGGATTGCTTGCATCGCCTTAGCCGCAAAGTAGTCGCGCAGGGTCATGCCTTCTTCGCGCACCGATGTTTGACGCTCAAGGTCATACGCTTCAGTCGGAAACGCTGGTCCACCTGTGTTTGTGACTGTGCTCACTTAAGTGCCTCAACACCAGCGAACAACTGACCGTAGTGCTCGGGCTTCACATCGTTGATGTTCTGGTAACCCAGACCCACCAGTACGCCTTGAATCTGTGCGCCCTTGGCAGCGCCGAGTGCCTTGTACGAGGCCATCACATAGTCAATCAGACCTTTGCCGTCAGTGAATGGTGCGCCAGTGGCAACAGGTGCTGGCGCTGGGGCAGGGGCCACGAACGATGGGGGTGCAGGCATGGCAGGTGCTGCCACAGGAGCAGCTTGGGCCAAAGGGGCGGTCACCACCGGGGCAGCTTGTACCACAGGGGCGGGTGCTGGTGCAACAGGTGCAGGTGCTGCTACATTGCTCGACTCCAGCTTGGCAGTCAGGGCGACCACAGCAGCAGTGAGGGCTTCGATTTTATTTTCCAGTGACATAAAGTTTCTCCAGATTACGGGTTACAGGGGGTTGAATTGTGAGGCGGTCTTCAACGAATGCCTCGACGATTTCACGATGCACTTCGCTCGGGGTTCCGATCTTTCGTGCTTTCTCATGAAACTTGGTGCGCGTCTTGTCTGTCACTCGGACAGTCATAAACGCAGATTTTGGTGGGTGTGTCATAAATAATTTCCTTGACCGTTGACGCAAGTGTAGCAGACTGTGATACGATTGTGCAACGGTTTTGAAAAATATTTTGAAATAAAAAAGCCCCGGTGGTTAGACCGGGGCTTCAAAAGGAGAAAAATACATGAAAGACACACTGGCAACTGCATTCACCAGCGGACACATTTTATGACAGCAATCCCCACAGTGCAAGCACACCCGGCGTCCATTGATGCCTATATCAGACACGGCTGGTCACTTGTGCCCATCCCATCAGGCACCAAAGGCCCACGCACACCCGGCTGGAACGTCAAGGCCAACGCCCTCAAGTCCCAAGCTGACCTGCCCAGTGGCTACGGCATCGGCTTGGCCCACGCCTACTCTGGCACGATGGCCTTG